TGTTACGGCTTAACGTGTCGATTGACTTTTTGATTGCTGATATTTTACGCATAGAATTTGCTCCAAATTATTAAGGGGTTGAGGTTATGAACACGCGTTATTGCATGTGCATAATGCAAGCCCCTAAAGACTTGACCCATTGAATACCCGTTAATCGGACGGCGTGCGCAATGGGTCGCACATAGGCACATAGAGTGCTTGCCTATCCTCAGAGGGTCTACACCGAGCGGAGCAAGTCCTGCCGATATGAGAACGCAACGCGCCAACATCTTACCGACACCACAGTTGTTAACTGTATCCAAGGTTCACCGGCATTACCCGATAGACACGACACCGCGATTGCTCGCGACACCGCGTGATGGCCTGATTCCCCGTTACTATTCGCGCATCCGATTGACTATCAGCAAAAGCAAGATAACCGCAAAGACGCAAGGGGCGAGAGCACATCACCGCGTGGTGGTAAGGGTGTCACCCGTCGATCTTAAGCCATTGGCCGCGTCGGTCAGTCCTTACACCTATGGCGGCGCGTAAACATGAGGGGGGGGGGACCGACGGGGGGGTGGGGGGCCACCAGCCCTTAGGTGTTCCGTATACCGCAACCCAAATTTTGACCCTTTTTAACCACACAACATCTTATTCATTTAAACTACCGATTATTGACTTGTATGTGTTCACGAGTTAGCATCTGAAGCCATGAGCAAACAACTGTACAAAGCTATAGACCCCACGCAGGTCGACAAACCGATTTTGTCTCCGGCAGATATGCTGGCGATTGAGGAAGACCCGTCCAAAATGGAGACGGTAGCCCGTATGTTGGGTGCAGTTAACCTCGATAATCTGTTTCGCCATATGCAAAACCCCACGATCAACCCGATGGCCCGGATTGAGTTCCAAAAAATGCTGAATAAGCTCGGCAAACTGGAACCGGACACCAAGGCGGACAATCAAAGCGGTGGACCACAGGTGGTCATCAACATCACACGCGCTAAGGACCGTGACGACGCCATCACAATTGAAGGTCAGGCGCTCGACGATGCTACATGAAGTCAATTTTGAGGTAATTCGGAGCCTAGACGAGTTCTTTTACTCGGAAAAGTTCATTTCTTTGGCCGTTGGGCCGGTCGGATCGACCAAAACTACCGCTGGGATCATGAAAATTGTGCACCATGCGGCGATGATGGCCCCGTGCAAGGACGGAATACGCCGTTCTAGGTGCATTTGGGTGCGAAATACGCGTGAGCAGCTTCGAGATACGTCAATTCCAGACTTTTTGAAGTGGATTCCGGACGGAATCATGGGTGCTTTCCTCAAAACTGAGTACAAATTCGTCATAAAAATGGGCGATGTGGAGTGCGAAGTACTGTTTCGTGGCCTAGATGACGCGAATGACGTGCGTAGATTGCTGTCTTTGCAGGCTAGTTTCATCATATTTGACGAATTTAGAGAGATTCACCCCGACATATACAACGCCGCACAAGGCCGTGTAGGACGCTACCCGGACAAAATGATGAACGGTGTGGGGTGTAAAACCGACGATGGGCGTGCAAATGCCCATTTGTGGGGGATGACGAACCCTCCCGACATGGATACTTTCTGGGAAACCCTCCTCACTGAACCTCCAGACAATGTCCATGTCACCATCCAGCCGTCGGGGTTAAGCCCTGAGGCCGATTGGACGCAGTTCCTGCCTGATGATTACTATGACAATCTTGCTCAGGGTAAGACAGAAGACTGGATAGACGTCTATATCAACGCTCAGTTCGGGAAATCGTTGAGTGGCTTGCCGGTATTTCGCTCCTTTGACCGGACAGTCCATGTCGCTGACACGACGATTAAACCCCTCTACTCGGACGACCCGTTGATAATCGGCGTCGATGCAGGGCTGACCCCGGCGGCTGTGATCGGCCAAGTTGCCTACGACGGCAGGCTGATCGTGTATGATGCGAAAATATCTGATGGCATGGGCGCGTTGCGTTTCGTGCGTGAGGTCATAAAACCTCTACTGGTTAACAAGTTCCCCGGCAGGCGCTCGGTGATTATTATCGACCCGGCGGCGTTTCAGCGTGCTCAGACAGATGAGCGCACGGTTGCAGACATATGGCGGAACGAGGGGTTCATGGTGAAAGGTGCCAAGACGAACTCGGTGGCTGCGCGGATCGCAGCAGTCGATAGATTCATGACGCGTGTCGTCGACGGTAAGCACGGTGTCGTCATAGACCCCGAGAGCGCACTGCCACTTGTGCAGGCGTTAGCAGGGAAGTACCGTTATAAAATAAACACGAAAGGTGTTAGGGACGAAAGTCCTGAGAAGTCGCACCCATGGTCGGATGTCGCTGATGCGTTCCAGTATATGTGCCTCCACGCTGATGGTGGAGAGACGTTTGGGGCGATGTCGATGATGGATGAGAGACGTGAGGTAGTGAAAGTCTCGTCAAGAGGTTGGACGTAATGTGTTGACCTGTTAGCAGATAAACGCTATCGTGTACATAGATCGCATATATGAGATGTAATGAATGGCACTAGGTTCGCAACTTATTCCTGTTGCACGTGCCTCTGACCTAGAGGCCGCTGCACAGCGTGAGTCTGCTGAAAAGCAGATGACGCCCATGATACAGGGTTTAGCAGCGCACGTCCGCCATCGGTGGGAAGTGATGCGAGACCATAAGCGCGACACGGTCGAGGACCGGTTGTCGGCGTGTGTGCGTGCGAGGAATATGGAATATGACCCAAGTAAAATGGCTGAAATCCGCGAGCAAGGCGGCTCCGAAATTTTTATGGGCATTGTCAGTACTAAGTGCCGCACTGCTACTGCTTGGTTGCGAGATACGCTTCTAGGCACCGGCGCAGACAAGCCTTGGTCATTGAACGCGACACCAGTACCAGAGGTTCCGCCCGAAGTTGCGGCTAACCTACAAAGAATTATGGCCGCTAACCTTCAGCAGTATTACTCTGCGGGTAATCAGCCGTTAGACCCCATGGAACTCCGCCAACTAGCCGCCGGTATGAAAGATACTGCTACGCGGGCTATGAAGCACGAAGCTGCGAAGCGCGTGGATCGCATGGAGTTGAAGATGGAAGACCAACTCGCCGAAGGCGGGTGGGTTAAGGCTCTCTACGAATTTACAAACGATCTAGCTACTTTCCCGTTCGCGGTCCTGAAAGGCCCGATCCCCCGTAAGCGTAAGGCTATGAAATACGTTAAGGGCGGTCTAGCCGCTGTGGACGTACTGCGGGATGAGTGGGAACGCGTTGACCCCTACAAGTTCTACTACGCTCCTTGGGGCGATGACATCCAGAACATGCCCGTCATGGAGCTTCACCACTTAACACGTGAAGATGTTGAGGCGATGTTAGGTGTCGAAGGTTACGATGAAGCATCTATTCGTTCGCTGCTCACTGACTTTGGGTCAGGCGGGTTTGGTTGGTTAGACCACGACGATAGCGAGATGGAGTCCGTAACAGGAAAAGATTTTGACGAAGCACACAGCGATGTCGTTGCTGCGTTGCAGTTATGGGATTCTATTCCCGGCGACATGCTCCTCGAGTGGGGCTTGTCCGAAGAAGATATTGATGATCCCCAGAAGTCGTACCCTTGCGAAGTCTGGATGGTGAATAACACAGTCATTAAGGCTGTTTTGAATTACGACCCGCTAGGGCGTAAACCGTACTACCTCACTTCTTTCGAGAAAGTCCCCGGACGTATCGACGGAAATGGGGTAGCCGACCTTTGTATTGACGCGCAGAATATGTGTAACGCCGCTGCGAGAGCACTGGCGAACAATATGGGCATCTCATCTGGCCCACAGGTCGGCGTTAACGTTAGTCGTTTGCCAGCAGGCGAGGATATAACGCAGATGTACCCTTGGAAGATTTGGCAGTTTAAGTCTTCCGAATACGGTGATGCCTCTGCCCCCATGCAGTTTTTCCAACCAAACTCTAACGCAGCCGAGCTTATGGCCGTGTTTGAGAAGTTCATGGAACTAGCTGATGAGGTGTCAGGCATACCCCGCTACATGACGGGGCAGCATGTGCCGGGCGCAGGACGTACGTCGTCCGGTCTGTCTATGCTTATTTCTAACGCAGGCAAAAGCATTAAGCAGGTTATCGGCAACGTAGACCATGACGTGCTTACCCCAATGCTTGAGCGCCAGTACCAGCGTAACCTACGGTACTCGGATGATCCGGATTTAATTGGTGATGTACAAATTGTTGCACGAGGCGCGATGTCGCTTGTCGTCAAAGAGGCTGAGGCTGTACGTAAAAATGAGTTCCTCCGTCTTGTATTGGAGAGTCCGGTTGCGCAAGAAATTGTTGGACCTGCGGGTACGGCTGAACTCATGCGCGATCTCGCCGGTAATCTTGACACCAATGTTGACCGTCTTGTCCCTAGCCGAGAAGATATTGAGAAAAAGCAAGCCCAGCAGCAGCAGCAAATGATGATGATGCAACAACAGCAGGCTGCTACGGAAGCTGCTAACTTGCAGGAAGACGGAACCCCGAAAGGAGGTAGACAAGACAACTTTATCAGTCCGCGTCCAAACGGACGTTAATGTGTCTATTTGTTGACACGTTAACACATATGATATAAGTTTTGAGTTATGATTGACTTGAACAATGCCGATATACAAGCCGTATCAGCCCTAAACAGGCTGAGAGAGCCGGGTAACGAGGCATTCTTGAGGTTAGTCGAGGCGGAGAAAGAATCCGCCAAGCAGAAGCTCGTTCACGCATCCGACATGGTACAAATCCACCGGTTGCAAGGAAGAGCGGAAGCCTTTGCAGATTTACTGGACGCAGTCAAAGACTCGCAGAAGGTAGAGAACCGCGCATTTGCGCACAATACGAGAAGCACACCATAACGGGAACAGCATACCCACGGGACGCTAGGAACAGAGTTGGTGCTTTAAGGAGAGAACCATGGCATTGCCAAAACAGGTGCAAGCTCAGCTTGCCGAAGTGGAAGAACTAGAGAAAACGCTTACAGCCCAAAAGGACGAACCGAAGAAAAAGAAGGCAAAAGAGCCTGAAGTTTTAGAGGGAAAGCCTGAGGATACAGAGGCAGAAGTACCAGTCGAAGCGGAAGCAGCAGTTGAACCTGAGGAAGCAGAGCCAGCTAACACGTCACCGACGGACGTAGCGGATGAATTTGAGCAAAAGTACAAAACCCTAAGGGGTAAGTACGATGCTGAAGTCCCACGCTTGCATTCGCAAGTTAAGGACTTAACGGCTAAACTAACTAAACTCACTGAGAGTTTGGCAGCGAAGCCCAAAGAGCCGACAAAGCCGAAGGAGAAAGTTAGTTATGTGACCGATGAAGATCGAGCCGAATTTGGTGAAGAACTGATTGAGGTCCAACGTCGTGTTGCGAAGGAAGTTTCTCAAGATTACGAGGAACGTTTTGAGCAACAAAACGAAGTTATCGCGCAGCTTCAAAATCAACTGAAGCAAACCGGTAATCAAGTAGGCGAGATGAGCTTTGCGCAGAGACTGTCTCAGATGGTTCCTGACTTCGCTGAGATCGACCAAGACGAGCGTTGGATTGCGTGGCTAAACGAGCATGACCCCATGCTTCGTGGACCTCGCAGAGATCAGGCGGCACAGGCTTTTAACACAGGGGACGCAGACGCAGTCGCACATTACGTGAAGCTGTGGAGGCAAACCTTAGAGCCGGAAGTACCGCAGGAGCGTCAGACTCGCCAAGCCGAACTTGAGAAACAGGTCGCGCCAAATCGTTCTGCGAACTCCGCGAACACAAAGAGCGTGGGAAAAGATGTTAAGGTTTACTCTGAAAGAGAAATCGCCGCAGCTTGGAACCGGATACGCAATTTGAATACGCGGCATCAGTACGACGAGGCCACTAAACTTGAAGCAGAAATAACTGCCGCCTATCTTGAAGGCCGTGTTCGATAGTAAAACTGTTAACGCGTGTACAGAAAGAAAAGCAGCAGTTAGTAACCAACTAATCTAAGGAGGCCAACAATGGCTGCTGTATTCCCCGTCGTCGGATCAGGATCATTCGACACTAACCCGTCTTACTCAGGCGGATTTATTCCACAACTGTGGTCTAACAAACTGAACGCTAAGTTCTACGCGAACACCATGATGACCGAAATCGCCAATACCGATTGGGAAGGCGAGATTGCGAACCAAGGTGACACCATTCGCATCCGTACTGCACCTTCAATCACTATCAACGATTACGCTGGTGCTGGCACTACACTGACTTCTGAAGTTCCTACTCCGATCTACACAGACATGCAGATCGACAAGGGTAAGTACTTTAGCGTTCAGGTAAACGACGTTCTTGCTCACCAAGCCGATATGGACTTGATGAACATGTTCACCGATGACGCTGCTAAGCAGTTGAAGATCAACATCGAAAACGAGTGTTTCTTTAACTGGTTCGTAACTGAAGGTGCTCACGCTGATAACGCAGGCGGCACAGCCGGTGCTTTGTCTGGCGAGTACAACCTCGGTACTGACGTTGCTCCAATCGACCAAGCTACTCCTAAGAACGTACTGGATGCGATCCTTCGTATGTCAGCCGCTCTCGACGAGCAAAACGTTCCTGAAGATGGCCGCTGGTTGATCCTTTCGCCATTCGACCGCCAGTTGCTCATGCAAACTGACATCGCTCAGGCGTACTTCACAGGTGATGCTTCAAGCACCATCCGTACCGGCAAGATCGGTATGTTGGATCGCTTCGAGGTTTACGTTTCTAACCTTCTACCTAAGGGCGCTGCTGGTAAAGCATTGGTCGCCGGTCTTGCTGCTACTTCTGGCGGTGCTTCCGTGTCTAACGCTAAGGCTCGTCGTATGATGGTTGCAGGAACGAAAGCATCTTGTGCGTTCGCTTCGCAGATCAGCAAAACTGAGCCACTGCGCAATCAGACTGACTTCGGTGACATCGTTCGCGGCCTAGCCGTGTATGGTCGCAAGGTCATTAAGCCTGAGGCACTGATTACAACTATTGTTGGCGCAGCATCTTAATAGCCCATTTGAGGGGGGTTCGCCCCCCTCTCTTACCATAGGAGGTTATTATGGATGTTTTTCAGGTAATTAACGCCGTAGGTGCTGAAGTTGTTGCTAATAAAGCAGTCGCTAAAGTCGACGGTTCCCGCGTGGTTGTAGCCCAAGTAATCGGCGACAAGATGGTTCTAACTGCCGAAGGCGAAGAGATGGCTAAGACTGTTAAGCCTGCTCCCGCACCTAAAGCGAAGAGTACTAAGTCGAAGACGACTAAAGCTGCCGCTGCACCCAAATCTAGCGAATAGGGGGTAACGGATGTCTACCGTAAAAGTCACGGACATTATTCGTCGGGTGGAGGATGTCTTACAGGACACCAATATCCGCTGGCCGCGCACAGAACTGCAAAACTGGATGAACGAGTCTTATCTCGCGATTACACTTGCACGTCCTGATGCTAACGCCAAAACCGGCTCATTTACTTGCGCCGCAGGCACACGGCAGGTTTTAACGTCGGAGTTCCCCTCAGGGCTTCGTTTGTTGGACGTGACGCGTAATTTAGCCAGTTCGTCAGGGTACAAGGTTATTCGCCTTGTGGCTCGAAGCGTTCTGGACGATCAGCGCCCCGCATGGCACGCTGAAACAGGTACGACGTCTATTCAGCACTACACGTTTGACCCTCGCCAACCCAAAGAGTTTTTTGTGTACCCTCCAGCCACAACGTCGGCTGAAGTTGAGGTTGTATATACGGACTCTCCGGGTGCTCACACACAAACCGAAGCGCAGCTTGATCCTGCGGGTTCAGACAACACAGTGATCTTACTGGACGACATCTACATGTCCCCAATGATCGACTGGATTCTGTACAGAGCGTACTCGAAAGATGCTGAATACGGAGCTAACGAAGCCCGTGCGCAAGCAGCTTACAACGCGTTCAACGCAGCACTGAGCACGAAGAACCAAGTAGACGCGGCAGTATCACCCTCTAACATGAGTTCGGTGACTTAATATGGCAGTAGCATGGGCTAGTTTTCTTCCGTACGTCCAGCCCTTGCTTCCGGGCTGTCCGGAAATAATAATCGAAACTCACCTGCAAGAAGCCGCAGCGGAGTTTTGTGCTGTCAGTCAGATATGGCGGTACGACATCGACAAGGACTACACGAGTAAAAATACTTCTGAGTACGAAATCGAGGTGCCGACACGCGCTGTACTGGAGGACATTCTTGTTCTCTACGTAGATGGACAGCCCATCAAACGCGTGTCTGACCGTCACTATGATCTGCCGAGCGGTGTGTCTGCTGGGCGACCCATGTCTTTTAGTATCTACCAAGACTCTCAGATCAGGTTTTACCCTACACCCGACCGCAAGTACGAGTTTGAGGGCGCTGGCGTCATCAAGCCTTCGTTATCTGCGACAGGGGTAGAGGACTTTATCTTCGAGACGCACGGTCGGTCCATCGCGTGTGGCGCTATCTTCCGACTGGCTATCATACCGGGCAAGGAGTGGACCAACCCTGACCTCGCTGCCTACTACAAATCAGAATTTTACAAGCACGCCACAGACGCGAAAGGGCGTGACACCCGTCGTGCAAGCCTCCGCGCTAAACTGGTTGGGTTTGATAAAGCCACCGTTCGTAGGGGGATTTAATGGCTCAGATATTCAAATATGTACAAGGTGATACCGGGCCACAAATTCGGGTCACACTTACAAACGAAGACGACAACGCTCCCGTAGACCTTACCGGCGCGACAGTTACGCTTCACTTCCGTGAGGCCGGTGCTGAAAGTGTTTTGTTTTCTCGACAGTTTTTCATCAACCCAGAGACCGCTGACGAAGGCGTCGCCGTTCTCCAATGGACCGTAGGCGACCTCGAAGTCGAAGCGGGAACGTACGAAGGCGAAATCGAAGTTATTCGAGGTAGTGGCGTACGAGAGACGTTGTTTGACAAGCTGAAGTTCAAAATCCGGGAGGACTTCGCGTGAGATTAAAGTCTGCCGAACTTGTTAATGCGTTATCTGCCACGTTTGAGCAGCTAAACGTACTGACGCAAACTTCGGTAAACATCAATCAGAACGTGGTTAAAGCTGAGCAGGGAAACTTCCTGCTTTTCGCTGCGTTCCTAGATACGTTTTACATAGAAGATGGCTCGCGCCCGTCTGACCAACTTGTTTTTGACTTATTAAAACCTCTTGTGGACGATGCTGCTGTCGCGGACATTGCGTCGAAAGGGGTGATTAAAGCGTTCAACGACGCCGGATACCTGACAGACAGCGAGCGCCTTCAGTTTGCCAAAAACGTTTTTGAAACGATAACTACCAGCGACCCCTATTACTTTGAGTTTGCTAAAGCCCTGAACGACATTGTTGCAGGGGTGGGCGACCAAGCGTTTCTGTTTACGAAGAAGGTTGAGGGCGAAACCGTCGGCGCAGCCGAGGAGATTAGCCTTGGTGCCGGGTTGGGTAAGTCGGATACGGCTACGGCGCTTGACGAGCCAGCGTTTACGCTAGGCAAACCACTCCTAGACGATTACTTAGTTGCAGACGCCCACACACTGGCGGTTGCTAAAGTACTCGCCGACCAAGTGGCAAGTACCGAAGACCACGTGGTTATCTTTACGAAGAAGGCCGCAGACGAGGTTGTTGCCTCGATAGACTTATTGCAGAAGAACTTCGGCACAGCGTTTGACGACGTGTCCTCTCTCGCTGAGGCTCATGCTATTGCAACCAGTAAACCCATTGCTGAGATAATAGCGAGCGCGGGGGACCAAACATTCCTTTTCGCTAAGAAAGTATCTACCGACCCTGTGGCATTAGTCGACGATGACGTCTTAGCCTTCGCTAAAGCGCTCTCAGACCACGGGTTTATTTCCGAGGCTATTGATACCTTAACTATCGGAAAAGCGCTCTCAGACGCTCCTGCGGCCTCTGACGCGATCAATACCGTAGGCACAACAAAACTCCTGACCGACGGCGTTAGTTTTACAGACGATGTTGACGGTACTGCTTCTATCCTTGACGACCAAGAAATGCAGTTCCGCAAGAACACGACAGATGGTGCCGGGGTTGCAGAGACATTTTTTAGGCAGGTCGACTATGACCGCGCTTTTTCAGACTCCAGCGGAGCCACTGATAACGACGAATTAACGGTTGGAAAGTCGCTATCGGATGCTCTAAGTGCGTCTGAAAGTATAAATATGGTTACAGGTAAACAGATTTATGATATACCTGTAGCAAGCGAAACTCTAGCGAAGGCGATTACCAAATCACCTTTTCTGGACAGCGCCCTTTTAGGAGACGCGACAGTAGTAGCATCCGGCAAGGTGCTACTGGATTTGGCCTCGAGCACCGACGCGGGGTCATTGAGGAGTCAGGGATATGCTGACTTCACCTACTTTGCGGAAGACTTTGTCGGGGCTTCCACTACGTTCTGAAGGAGATCGTTATGATTAACGAAAACTTGAAGCTCTCCGGCCAGCTTAATATCGTCCTGAAGGACAAGGCCGGAAACGTCAAAGACACGCGAGAGGTGAAAAACCTCGTAGTAAATGCTGGGCTTGCGTACATTGCGTCACGCATGACTGGCACTGCTAAATCCGTAATGTCGCACATGGCACTCGGCTCTGGCACAACTGCTGCGGCGGCTGGTCAGACTGACTTGGTGTCTATCTTAGGTTCTCGCGAAGCGCTGGACTCTACAACCATCAGCGGAACCAACAACGAAAAAGTTGAGTACGAGGCTTCCTTTGAAGCTGGTGACGCAACAGGTGCGGTTACTGAGGCAGGTATCTTCAACGCCGCCAGTTCTGGCGACATGTTGTGCCGCACCAAATTTAACGTGGTCAACAAGGCCGCAGACGACACGATGTCCGTGACTTGGACCATCACTTTGTCTGCTTCTTAAACGAGTTAGGGGTGTAATCAATGGCAACGATAACTACACGCGCTGGTAAGGGTTCGCCCCTAACTAATACTGAAGTCGACGACAATTTCTCGAACCTCAATAGCGCAAAATACGAGAGCGGAAGTAATGTTTCTTTGGGAACAATTTCCTCTGGCGTACAAGTCATACAAGGTGATTTTGAAAACGACTACGCAATAAAGTTCGACAACTCAAAGGGCACCGGGGCCGAGTGGGGCTGGAGAAGCCATGGAGTAAACGGAGAAAGGTTTGCCTTTTACGATGTTTCTTCTGGCGAGCAGTATATGGCCTTTAGTAACACTTCGGTCGAAGGAGTCATTTTTAACGAGGATAGCTACGACCAAGACTTCCGCGTTGAGTCTAACGACAAAACTCACATGCTGTTTGTTGATGCTAGTACTAATCGGGTTGGTATAGGGGAAGGGACACCTACCGGGGCAAAGCTACACGTCGACGCTGGCGCTAGTGGCGACAATGCGGCTCGCTTTGAAACTGCCGCTGCCGGTGGTGTTGAGTTTATTCGAGCCACCAATGTTGGTGGCGGCTCCACACACTTTACTACAACATACAAAAACGCTGACACCGACATATTTACTATAGCTACGCGAAATCGCTCAGGCGGCACTGCTAGTAGTGGCGACATTGCTTATGAAATGCAACACACCGCAACTAATGCTAGTTCTTACTTCGGCTGGCTTATTGGCGGCAATACTCAGTTAAGCCTTAGTGCTACGGGAACTAAATTTACCTCTCACACCGGCGCTAATAAATTTCACATAACTCGGAGCGGCGCTACTAACCAAACCGGCTCGATGTACACAGACGACTCCACTTTTGTTTTCGATTCTGTTCAAGACGAAGTAGGACTAAGCCACGGTGGGTTTTTATTCCGAAGCACAAACGGCACTAATACAAATTGGGCCTTATTAGATCTTGAGCAAGCAGGAACCGTTTTTAACGAGGGCGGGCATGACATTGATTTCCGCATCGAAAGTGACGTTGATAGCCACGCATTGTTTGTTAACGGCGAAAACTCAAAAGTAGGTATCCGAAACAGCAACCCGAGTTATTTGTTAGACGCCTCAGGCAGTAATAGCTACCCGTTGGGCGTTCGTTACATACAATCGCTTCAAGATATTACTGACACGGAAACGCAGATCGGCGTTCGTGTCCAGCATAACCGCTACGAGCAATCCGGCGGGACCATGGATGCGCAAGGCGCCCACACGGGTTTTTCGTATGCTCTTGCTACAGGAGGCTCGTCAAACGCAACTATTAGCGGGGATAC